GACGAATGAGCGACCGCACGGCGGTCTACCGCCTCTTCGACGACGAGGGCGCGCTCCTCTATGTGGGAATTGCCGACCATATAGGCCGGCGCTGGGATCAACACGCCGTCGCGCAGCCATGGTGGCCGCAGGTGCAGCGCCAGACAGTGACTTGGTTCCCGTCACGCGGGGATGCAGCCGACGCGGAGATCCAGGCGATTCGGTCCGAGCATCCGGTCCACAACGTCCGGCACAACGAACATCCGGCAGTTGAAGCAGAAACTGGCCTGCCGGAGATTACTACATGGACGGATGCCCAAGTCTCCGTATCTGAGGCGCGAGCCAACCTGCCTGAAGTCGTCAGAGGAGTCCGCTTCCTGCGCAAGCAGGTGCTCCTCACTCGCTGGGGTAAACCACAAGCCGTCATCGTGCCTGCCGAGTTCGCCGCTGAGATAGAGCGGGCGGGCGGCACAGACGAACTCCTTGCGCAACTACGGGAGTCGTCCGCGTGAGGTGAGGCATGCCAGCCGCCACGCAGGTACCGCTGGAACTCGCCGCCGACTGGGACCCAGCCCGGCACCCGCGCGGGCCACACGGCCGGTTCACCCACGGCCTGTCATCCCTCACCGACACTGACCGTGAGCATGGCCGTGCCGTCATGGCGGACTTCCATTCCATGCGCCCGGCCAGCGACACCGAGGCGGCACGGTACCTGAACCGCCCGCAGGCACGCCTGACCGCCGCGCAGAAAGGCGCGGTGGACAGGTATACCGGTGACGGTTTCCTGCGCATGAACCGTGAACTGCGCGCCGGGAATGCTAGTGACCCGGACGTGAAACGGCTCGACTCGGCGATGCGCCCGCTGCCCGATGACCTGATTGTCACCCGCCACGCCGGCGCGGAGGCGTTCGGTCTCACCGACCGCACCCTGTCCGGTGTTCAGCGGCTAGCGGGCCGCAAGATCACCGACAAGGCGTACGCCTCGGCGGCGCTCGGCAGCCCGCACGCCGGCGGTCTCGGTGGTGTGACCATGCACATCGCGGCACCGAAGGGAACACCGGCGATTTTCGGTGCGGCCCTGTCACGTAACCCGCATGAGCGGGAACTGCTCCTGGGCCGCAACACTGAGATGGCGATTGCGCGTGTCGCGGCTAACCAGCGCGGCGGCTATGACATGTGGGCGGTTGTCCTTCCGCCGGCACGTACTGCGAAGCTCGCCGGTGACGGGGACGCGGTCGAACTGGCCGCGCAACCCGCAGCCCAGCCACCACCCCAGCCGGCCACACAGCAACCACAGGGAACTGATCCCGCCGGTGACGCTGCCGCAGCAACCGCAGCCACCGCCGCATTGACCGCCGTGATCGTGACCGCGCTCACCGCCGCTGCCACGTCCGCGATGGAAGGCACACCCGGATACCTGTACGCGGTCCTGCGCGGGCCGCTGGCGAAGGTGGGGATCACGGGTGCGGCTACGCATACCGCAGTCACAATGGTGCTGTCGTGGCCCCCGGACGTGCTGGAAGGCACCGGGCCGGCGCAACGGCAAGTAATCCGCACCAACCTCTTGCGGCGCGCGCAGTTCATGCTGAACGTGGCGCGGCGGACGCAGGCGGCGATCGTGTCGGCCCGATCCCAGAACCAGCCGGTCATGGGTGCGATCGCGGCTGTGATCGGGACGGAACGGCGCTACCTCTCCCAGCACGTCGCCGCCTCGCAGGGCAGGGTGCGGGCAGCCACGGCGGTCGACGGCATGGCGGCGACACACGGCAACCTGCTTGGGTGGAAGACGGTGAAGGACAAGCGAACGACCGCCGAGTGCTACGCCGCTGACCATTGCAACTTCCGCGCGGATAAGCCGCCGCTCATAGGGTTCCCTGGGGCCACGCACCCCAACTGCAGGTGTATCCCGGTGAAGCCGTTCAAAGGCGCTCCGGTGCTTCCATCATCCTGAGACGGAGGCACTCGTGGCCGCTCCGTCCTCGCAGCCGGTCAGTGACGCGCACGCACCACTGGCCACCCCCCAGAAGCTGACCACCGCGCAAGAGGTGAAACTCCAGCTCGCCCGCGACTATCCGGCCGGGGCGCTCACGTGGGTCGACGACCTGACGTGGCAGCCTTCACCCGCACAGGTACCCACGGCGCTGCTCGATCATGCGGGTGACCCGAACTGGGCGCTCGCCGCGAAAGACCGGTTGAAGGTTGCTTCGATGGTTTCAGCCTTGCGTGGGGGGGCGCGGAAACCGGTGATCGTGGTCCGCAGGCCCGGGACGAAGCTCCTGCGCCTCGTTGATGGTCACTCACGTGCCTGGGCGAGTGTCGCGCTCGGCCGCCCGGTCACCGCGTGGGTGGGGATCGCGACGACGCCGACAGGACCGTTCGACGACGTGCACTCAAGGCAGCACCCGTGAGCGCCAAAACTGCTGCCCTCGCCGAGACCCCCAGTCCGTGGGGCAGTCCCGCCGGTCCCGGCCTGTGGCGGCATAAATCCTGGAAGCTCCCCGATTATGTGGAGCAGGTCAGCAAGGGGATCATGAAGTCCGGCCGGGCGGCCAGCGAGTCCGAGGCGATCCACATGGCGCTTGGGGTGCTGGCCCGGTGGGCGCGTGGCGGCGGGAAGGTCAGCCCGGAAGTGCAGGCCGCCGCCGCTAAGGCGATCGCTGAGTTCGCCGCATTGAAGGCCGCTGCCGCCGCCCACGCCCATGCAAACGACCGTCCGGCGGTTGAGCTGGCGTATGACCCGGCCGAGGTCAGGGGCAAGGGCGGCGAGTGGGGTTTCTCGCCGGACAGCACGAAAGCGCGCGGCACCGCGTCGGCTACAGCCCGCGCTACCGCGTCCCGGGACGCCAAGGCTAAGTTCGCGGCGGATCGGGTCGCGTGGGCGAAAGCAAGCGGACGCCCCGCGCAGGCCAAGACGCTGCGGCGAGGCGACCACGTAATTATGCCGGGCGGCGCCCCGCTTGAGGTGACGGGTGCCCGTCACGCCGGAAAGAAAACCACCCTGACCTTGAAAGACCCGGACACTGGCGAAGTGTCACAGAAGTCGGTCCTGCACGGCACGCACGTGACACTCATACCGAAAGGCGCGGAATCGGCTGCGCCTACTAAGACAATCACGGAGCAGGTGAAGGCGCCGGCAAGAACCGTCCCGGCACCAAGGGCCGCACCATCCCGGGACGCTAAGGCGAAGATCGCAGCGGACAAGACTGCGCGGGCAGAGGCGAAGCCAAAGGTCGCGCCGGAGACGGTTTCGGAGAAGCCAGCCAAGCCGGCGCCGGCCGGGCGCTTGGAAGGTCCGGCTCTGTGGTCGTCCGGCGAGGGCATGGTGCGCGACGTCACCCCGGCTGAGAATGCCGCCGCCAAACAGGTCTGGTTCCGGGACACGTTCTCCTACACAAACGACTATCTGCGGCACGGCACGCCGCCGTCGGCAAGCGCGGCCAAGGCGCTGCACGACAACCCCGGGAAGGCTAAGTCCCGGCTTACCCTGCCCGCCGAGAATGACACCGAGTACCTCCGCAACGTCCATACCACCGAGGCGCTAATGAACCGGGCACCCGCGTTCAGCCGCCCAGCGACGATGTACCGGGCCGTGACCAGCCCCGATCAGGTGTTCGGTCCGGTCGGCTCAATGAAGGGCCGAACGTTCACCGATCACGGCTTCATGTCTGCCACGACCGACAAGCACACCGCCGAGCAGTACGGGGCCGAGGGAACGCCAGGCAAAATAGTTATCAATGTCCCGGCTGGCGGCAAGGCGTTCCGTTCTCAGCGCTCCTTCTCGCCCGACTATGCCCGCGAGAAGGAATACACCTTCCCGCCGGACGCTAAGTTCACGGTGGATGACGACCGGATGGTGAACGGCACCCGGCAGACCACGGTCACGCTGGCGGTTCCGCCCGGCGCCAAGCCCGGCCCGCGACCAGCCGCGATCACCCCGGCCTACGCCATCCGGCAGGAGTGGGATAAGAACCCCGGCACCCGGTACAACGTGGAGACGGGGGAGCCAGCATGAACCGCGCCGGCGCGTTTATCACCAAGCCGGGTGACCTGGTGTGGGACGAACCGAAGTCGACCGCCCACGCCCATGCGAACGAGGCGGGTGACGCCATGACGTTCAACGACGACCCCAGCGGCGCCCGCCGGTTCCTCGACCTCGCGTTCACCGAAGCATTGGCGGAGCGTGTCCCGCCCGGACGGCCGGAGGGCGGCAGGTTCGCTCCCGTCGCCGCACAACTGGGCCGCTACGACACCCCGGACCAGACCGCGCGGGCAGTGAACGCGATGGACGCGGCGCAGCGCGCCGCAGTCCGCGCGGCCACGTTGCCGCCTCCCGGGATGACGTGGACCGACCTGGACCGGCTCGCTATCGCGGTGACCGAGTAGACCAGCCGGAACGGTGATGGCCAGGCGGAAAGCCACCGGCGTTCACCTGCTGTTCCGCCGGTTCGAAGGCGACCCGAAAACCCAGTACGTGTGGCACAAGTGGGCGATGCGGTTCTGGCTCGCCAACGCTCTCGCGGTGGTTGCCGTGTTCGCGTTCGCGCCGGTGGTGTGGATGCGGGTAAGTGTCCTGTACCTGGTGCTGGTGTCGGTCTACGCGAACTGGAGCACCGAGTTCGGCGCTATGTCCGCTGCTGAGGCGGCAGCCAAGGGGCCGGTGTCCGCGTACAGCGTTGATGTGGAAACTGAGACGACGGAGGGGGCCGGGTGAAGACTCCCGCCCCGCAGCGCGCCGCCAGCCGTAAGAAACTCGCCGCTCAGGGACAGGCGCTCCCCGACGGCGCCATCCGCTCGGTTGGCCGTGCCCCCGTGTTAGGCTTGTCGCCCATGCGTCGCCCCGGTTCCCCTTGGCGCCTGCTCGCCCATGAATGGCTCGGGGCGAGCAGTGGTACCGGCTTTCGCTACGGCCGCTCCTACGACGTGAGCAATAACCCGCGCGCAGCGGAACAGCGCGCGGAAACCGCCCGCCGGCTCAGCGAGATCAAGTCCGGCACCGAAGCCACCCCCGACACCACGAACTACACCGTCTGCGAAGGCACCGAGTTCGATGAACTCGTCGTCGGCCGGTGGATCCATGTTGAGGCGATGGACTCAACCGTCTGGTGGATGAACGTCGGCGGCGTCACAATCAACGTGACCGTCGACCGGGACGGGCGGCCGAAAGTGGTGGACGTGTTCGGGCCCGGCGACTATGGCGAGCCTGTGCCGGGATGCAAGTATGTGCTCACATGGTCAGCGGAGAACGAATGAGTGGCTCTGTCACGCGCGCGGCACTAGAACTTGCCGTGCCACCCGCCGCGCAAGCCCCGGCTCAGCCGAGCTGAGCCCTCACGGTGCCTGCCAGAAGCGTTGCAGCAAGTCCCGGTTCTCGGCCAGCAGTGCCCGGCATTCGCGGATGAGCCGCTGGTTGCGGAACACACGCCACTTGCTGCGCTCGATCAGGGCGATGCGGGCCCTGATCGCTGCCCAGTTAGCCTCTAGCATGACCTGCCGGGCCTCGAACTCGGCCTGCGTCATCACCGCCGTAACCGCCGTAACCGCCGTCACCCCCGCCCACCAGCCCCACGTTCGCTGTTCGAGCGGGACGTCTTCGGGCCTCATTGGTGACGCCTCTGGCTCCGGTGCTGGTTTCCGCTTCCCGCTCCACATAAACCGCACGGTAGCGCAGGAGGCTCAGTGAAGACTCCCGGCCCCGAGCGTGCCGCCGGCCGGAAGAAGCTCGCTGCCGCAGGTCAGGCCCTCGGTGACGGCAGCTTCCCGTGCCCGACAGTGCCGTACCTGATCAAGGCCATCCGCTCCGTCGGCCGTGCACCCGCATCGAAGCGGCCCGCACTCAAGGCCCTGATCCGCAAGCGGGCCACCGAACTCAAGGCCACGAACGCCCCTGGCGTCAAAGGCACCTGGCCATTCACGGCCAGCAACGACACGGCGGCGCTTGAGCTTGTCGGGCCTGGCGGGTACGAGCACGGCTGGATCAAGGTCGGCGGATACACGTCTACCCACAAAGAGCGGGATAACGCCAACAAGGCACTCATGGCCGCACGTGTCGCAGGCAGGCCCAGTTCCCTCACCGGGAAACGCACCCACACCGAGCTGCTTGCCCGCAACGTGGCGGATCACCCGAAGATGGCCCGCGATAAGACCCTCGGCCAGCACGTCGCGGGCATGCGTGCCGCCCTGGACGCTGGTGACATGCGCGGTTTCGAGGCGCACCGCAGCGCAGCGGAAGCCCGGGTGCGTGAACACGCCATGATGCCGGCTGGCGGCATTAAGGACCGCGGGCACGGCGACATGGGCGCCCCCCCGATGGCAAACGATACGGAGGCGCTCGAGATGGCGACAGCAACAGCGAAACGGCTGCCGATGGTACGCGGCGCCGCTGACATTCAGCTGTCCCGCAGCGGTCCCGGCACGATCACCGCGATGCATAAGTCCAGCGGCCGGAAGATCGGGACGATCACCCCGAAGGGCCGCGGCTATGCGGGCACCCACGCGGATGGGAAGGCTACCGGCGCGTCAGGTGGCCAGCAGGGCGCCCTGGCGGGGCTGATCGCGTATCACAATGGGCTGGCCCGCAACCCGGCCGAGTCTGCGGCGTCGCTGGCGAACGGTGCTAGGGCTGCCCTGAACCTGGCCGGGTCGCTGCCTGTGTCCACCCCGGCGGCGTCCTCGTCGGATGGGCCGAGGGTCACGTCGATGGGTGGCAGCGGTACCGGCAAAACCGCCGCACCAGCGGGGAGCCCGTCCGGGCTGTCCCCGTACGCGCTCGCCATCTACAAGAAGTTCATCGCCCGGAAGATGAAACCGGCGGTGGCGCTCGCGTTCGCGAAGCGTGCCGACGCGATGCACATGAAGGCAGCGAAGTCCGCCTAGGTGTGAGAGGCGGGAGAGCGCGTCGTACCGGCTACTCGCGCCCCTGCCCGGGATGGACGATCCGGTCCCGCTGTCCGGGCGGCGGTGACTAGTACGTCCCGCCCCTCAGTACCCATTATCTCAGGAGGCGAGCCGCGATGCCCACAACCGTCCTGACACCGATGGACCGGGGGAAAGCCCGCCCATCCGGTGCGTCCCTCTGGCGCAAGCAGGTACTGCCCCTCGGTGAGATCGACTACAAAGGCCGCAAGATCACGTTCAGCCGCGAATACCTCGCCGGCCTCGTCAAAGCGTTCGGTGACAAGGCGTATGACGTGGTGCCGTTCCAGTTCGCTGACGGCGCCAACACGCACACCAACGCCCCCGAGCAGCGCCGCGGCACCGTCCGGGACCTGGAACTCACCCCCGACGGTTTGGACATCATCGTCGAAACCGGCGCCGACGCTGGCAAGCACCTCGCCGAATACCCCGACCTTGGGGTCAGCGCCCGGATCGTCGAAGCGTACGACCGGGCTGACGGGAAGTTTTTCCCCGCCGCGATCCAGCATGTGCTCGGCACCCTGGACCCGCGTATCACCGGCCTGCGCCCGTGGCAGGCGATCGACGCAGCCAACGACGACGGTGAGGTCCTCGACCTGACCGGCAGCGAATACGCCACCGCATCCACCGACTCTGGCATGCCCGCAGACACCACCCCGCCGGCCGTGCCGGCACCAGCACCGAAGGAGACCGGCATGGCTTTCACCCCGGACCAGGAGGCGCGGCTCGCGCGTCTGCTCGACCTCCCCGACGACCAGTTCGACGCCATCATCACCGCCGACACTGAGCCTGCCGCCGAGGAGGAGCAGCTGACGGATGAGGAGCTGGAGAAGCTGATCGCGTCGCTGCCCGGCGACGAGCCCGCCGCGGAACCGGAGGCCGAGCCCTCGGCCGAGGTAGAGCCCGAAAGGGTGCCGGTGGGCGCGTCCCTGTCCGTGGAAGCGCAGGCCGCGATCGACCTGGCCAACAGCCGCGCCGAGGAAACGTCCATCGAACTCGCCCGCGTCACGTCCGCGCTGAACCGGGCCGCGTTCGAGAAGGAACGCGACCACTACTCCCGTGAGTACGGCATCCCCCCCAGGATCACCGACCTGGCCCGGCCGGTGCTCGAAGGTGAAGGGCACGTGGTGGAACTCGCCAACGGCTCCAGCGTCGACGCCGGGTCGATCGTCCGGAAGGTCCTCTCCGAGGTCGGCAAGACCGTCCGCATGCTCGACCTGTCCGGCGAGATGGGCTCACCGCTCGACGGTGGCCGTGACGCGGAACGCGCCCAGGAGGAGCAGACCGCGAAGGACCGCTCCGAGCTCGTCGGCGCTGTCCGGCGGATGACCGGCATCTGACGTGGGGCGGCATGTGGTCACCGTCGCGAAAGCGGCCACCGCAACCACCCCGGCGCTGGTCAAAGGGGAGGTCATTGAACTGACCGCCGCCCAGGAAACCGACGCCTCCGCGAGCCTGCGGGCCACCACGTTCCGGGATTCGACCGGCGAACCAGTAGGCGTCAGCAACTAGCACCACCCGAACCGCTTTCTACCCGCCCTCAGTGCGGGTTTTTTTATGCCCCACGACAAGGACGGTGACTCTCAGTGAGTGGCTCGCTTCCGCACAACCGCCTCGGCCCGCCGAGCTTCCAGGTGTCCGCGCTCGTAACCGGCGGCCAGCTCGTCGCCGCTGACAGCGCCAACGCCACCACAGTCTCCGCCGCCGGCGCCGGATCGGTCACGGTCCTCGGCGTCGCCGGCAACGACGCCGCACCCATCCCCAACCAGGCCGGTGACACCGACACCCTCGCCGGCACCTCACCCCTCGTCGACATCAGCGTGCTGAGCGACTACGTGAGCGTGTACCGCGGCGCCGACATGCACGTCACCTACGCCGCGAACGCCGGATTCGGTGTGCAGCTCATGGCCGCCGCCGCCGGTGCCGTCACCCCCTACGTCGCAGGCACCGCCAACGAGATCGTTGGCCGCTGCACCCAGCCCGGCGGTGTCGTCATCGCCACCAGCACCGTCGGCCGCGCCCTCATCTACGGCTAGAAGCCGGATAAGCACCCACAGAAGGAAGTGACCAAGTGCCCACTCCGGCATATAGCTCTCTCGACGGCCCCCGGGTAACAGTCGACGCGCTGCTCAAGGATCCGCTGGTCATCCCGGCGCTCATCCTGAGCATGACCGAAAACGAGTTCATCGTCGACGCCGTTTTGCGCGGCGGTGGGCTCGCCACCTCCGGTGCCGTGCGGTACAGCGAGTCGACACCGCTGTACGCCGACGACACCCCCGAGATCCGCGCCGAGTTCGCGGAAGTCCCCGTCGTGCCCACGTCCATCGGCATCCCCCGCGTCGTGTTCACCCACGAACGGGCCATGGCCATCATGGTGTCCGACGAGATGCGGCGCCGGCAGATCATCGACCCGGTGACCAGGCAACTCACACAGGTTCAGAACACGATGCTGTACTCGTGGAACGCCGCCTTCTTCTCCGCTGTCACCGCGAACACGGGCATCCAGACTCTCGCCGTGTCCAACCCGTGGGCGTCCTCGAACGCGACGATCCGCGGGGACATCGCCAACGGCGTGTACCTGATCGAAAACGCGCAGATCACCAGCAGCCTCGGGTTCAACAGCTTCCTCGGATTCGAAGCCGACACCATGATCATCAACCACGGGACGAAGAACACCCTGCTCCAGTCGTCCTCGTTCGCCGCGCCCTACATAGGGGACATAGCGTCGGAGAACCTCCAGTACACCGGAGTGCTTCCGAACAAAATTTTTAACCTTGACGTTATGGTCAGTCGCCAGATCCCGGCCGGTAACGCGCTGATCATGCAGCGGAACCGGTGCGGGTTCATCGCCGACGAACTACCCCTGCAGGCAAGTCCCCTCTACAGGGATGAATCGCGTAAGACCCAAAGGTCGGACGTCCAGCGCTCCAGTGCAATTGGCCTAGATCAACCCTTGGCACTCGTCTTGCTTTCAGGTATCTGAGGGGCAGGTTTCCGCGTTCTGACCACATCGAGTACTTCAATGCGCAGGCCGCCTAATCTCCCGCCCTCCGTGGCGGGCTTTCCCTACCGCCACGGAGGCGATTCCCTCATGCCCGACACGCAGCCGGAAGCCAAGCCCAAGTCTGGCTGGTGGATCGCGTTGACCAACCTCAGCCGGGGCAGGAGCGCGTCGAGCCCCGACAAGCAGGCCGACCTCATAACCAAGGGTGAGAAGGTCGAGCTCACCGAGGATGAGTCTCACGGTTTCCTGACGCGCCACCGTCGGCCCGTCGTCCGCCCGTTCGACGAGAAGAACGACAAGGACGCGAACCTGACGGCGCGGGACCTGTTTGGGCAGCGTCCCCCCGCTGAGGCGTTCGGTGCCCGCCCGGACCCGCCCGGCGCGTCCACGGTGACCGTCAACGATGAGATCAAGGACCCGGCGGACCCGAGGAACGCACCTGAGGCCAAGGATCCGGTCACCGACTTCAGCGTGGATCCGGCAGCGGCGAAGGACAAGGGTACCGGGGTCAAGCCCAAGTAGCGGGTCGTGACCGAACCGTACTGGACGGACGGGCAGATCACCCTGCACCTAGGTGACTGCCGCGAGATCACCTCATGGCTGTCCGCAGACGTGCTCGTCACCGACCCGCCGTACGGGCGCGCATGGAAACAGGGAACCATCCGGGGTCACGGCACGCCGGGGCTCGGCCATCACGCCGGACACGAGGGCATCGCTGGCGACGAGGATGTGAGCGTCCGGGATGCCGCACTCAATGCGTGGGCTGGCCGCCCGGCGGTCGTCTTCGGTGACCTGACGCTCGCACCGCCGGCAGGCACCAAGCAGACGCTCGTGTTCGGCAAGCCGTCGAATGCAGGGCTGCGCGGGGCGACAGGCGGCTACCGGCGTGACGTCGAGGCGGTCTACCTGCTCGGCCCGTGGCCGTCGGGCATCGGTGGCCGTACCAGCATCCTCAGCACCGGGGCGACTCGATATGGCTCGGGTGGCCCATCCGATCGCTACGGTCACCCGCACGCGAAGCCAGTCGACGTCATGGAGACGCTGATCTCGGCGTGCCCGCCCGGCATAATCGCGGACCCGTTCGCCGGCTCAGGCTCGACGCTGGTCGCTGCCCGGAACCTCGGGCGCCGCGCGGTCGGCGTGGAACTGGACGAACGCTACTGCGAGCAGGCGGCCCGGCGGCTCGCGCAGTGTGTGCTGGTCCCGGAGGATGCAGCCTGACCCCGGGCGGGTATGCCTAGTGTGTGCGGGCGAACCGGGAGACGCGGCGGGACCGGCGGCTGCCGTGGATGCGCGGGCTGCCCCGCACGTGGACGCCACTCATCCGGCAGCGTCAGTGGTTGCGGGAGCAGCGCCTGTCCCGGCCGGGTGCGTGGCAGAAACGCCGCCGGCGTGGACCCCATGAACATGAGAGGCAGGTGCCCTGATGGGTGCGATGTACTGCCTGCCGTCGGACATCAGGGCGAACGTGGCGGGGACGGATGCGGGTACGGGGACCTGCGCTGCGCTGACCGACGCCCAGCTGAACGCGGCGATCGCACAGGCGTCAGCCAAGGTTTCCGCGTATGTCGGCACGAGCTTCGTGGTCGACGCGGCCGACCCGGTGGTCACGGTCCCCGACCTGGTAGCGACGATCACGATCCAGCTGGCCACGTTCTACGCCACCCTCACCTACCGCAAAGGTAAGGACCTCAGCCAGTTCGACCCGGTCGTGCTCGGGGCGGCTGAGGCGAACAAGACCTTGCAGGACATCGTGACCGGGAAAATTGAGGTCGCTCCCACGGCGCCAGCGGACCCGGTTGACCGTCCTGGCCACATTGTCCAAAAGTTGCCTCGGGTCTTCACGTACTCCGATAGCGGCACGGTACCTAACGGCCGTGGCGGGATCGAACCTGCCGGGGCGCCGGGCACACGGTTCATTGACGGCTGGTACTGATGTGGCTGCTGGTCATCGGCGGGGTCATCGTGCTGGCCGTCATGGTCGTGGTCATCGTCGCGATAGTGCGGTGTTGACGACGTTCGGAGGAGGTGGTTATGAGCACCTTCGCGGATCGTATCGACGAGTTGAAGGACCTGGTCGGCACGGGTGATCTCGTAGGTAAGGTCACCGTCGACCAGGTAAGACCCACCGGTCTACGCCCAGTACCAGCACGAGGGCCTCGACTTCCATCACCCGAGAGGCGGCCAGGCGCTGTACCTGCAGGCCCCGCTGATGGAGAACTACTCGCGGTACTTGCAGGCGTACGCGGACAAGTTGCTTGAGGACGGCGGCGAGCAATCGGTCGTCGACTCGATGGAGAATCTTGCGGAGGACGGCGGCGTCGCCACTAGGGCGCCGGTCTTGTACGCGAACCTCCGCGCCTCCGGTGCACCGTCCGTGACCAGCGACGGCGCGACGATCTACGATCGCCCCCCGCGGCAGCATCGCCTGTCCGAGGAGGAGCTGAAGGCGATTTACCGGGAGCATCACCCGATCCCGTCCAAGTACAGCGAGAAGCAGCTTCGGTACCTCTGGTCGAGGGGCTTCTAGGGCGGGGTGAGCCGTGCCGGTCCCCATGTCCGATGTCCTGGCCTGGATTGAGGCGCAAGGCTGGGATGCGACGCAGGAGACCGGCTGCCCGCTGGTCATGGGCCCCTATGTTCCGCCGTCGCCGGACACGCTCGCCGTCCTGACCGCGACACCGGGTGCCGGTTTCATGCTTGAGGGCGCGACGGACATGTGCGGGTTTCAGGCCCGGGTGCGCGGCGGCCAGTCCGGTGACGGCTCCACAGACGCCCAGAGCGTGACAGAAGCGCTGGCCTACACCCTGGACGGGCTCATCTTCAACGCGGCGTACCCGGCCGTTCTGGCGTCAGGCAGGACCCTTGTGACCGCGCACCGGCTGTCCGGGATACCCGCGCCGATGCCTCAGGCCAGTGACGACCAAGATCGTTTCACCTACACGGCTTCGTACCTGATCGAAGTCTCTAACTAGGAGAGCAGAAAATTGGGCTACGAAACGGACACCTACACCCTTCTGCCGGCCGGTTCGGCGCTCACCGCCGCAACCTGGTTCACGCCGAGCACCGCACCGTACTACTTCGCCGGCTCCGACTTCGTGCGCGGCGTCATCCGGGTCAACGTCACCGCTGTCACCACCGCGCCGACCGCTATCGCTGTCGCCCTCCAGAACAGCAGCGACGGCGGCACGACCTGGTATCCGTCCGCCGCCGGGCTGCCGTTCGCGAGCACGCCGGGATACGCGACGATCACGGCGACGGTGGCCGCCACGACACAGTGGGCGTTCACGGTGAACACGTTCCCCGGCAACCTGTTCCGGCTGGCTGTGCTGACCACGGGCGGTACCGGTGTCATCGTCAGCGCGACGGGTGATTTCCAGAAGTACATCGCCGACGCATCGTAGTTGACCCCTGACCTGCGGTTCTTCCAGAAGTTAGGCGGTCCCCATGGTTAACCGTGTCACCCTCACCCCTGTCGCCATGAACGGTGCGGCCGGGCTTGTCCTGCCCGCAGCCGGCGCCCAGTCCCTGTCCGGGTACACCGGTGTCCAGTTCGTCAACTCGGGCATGCTCTGGCTGGCTGTTTACAACGGCACCGGGTCGCAGACCATCACCCAGAACATCGGCGGCCGGGTTCAGGGCGTAAGCCCCACCGTCGCCCCGGTCAACCTCACCGCATCCACGAACTACCTGTTCGGGAACTGGTCGGCGAAGGACTACACCCAGCTCGACGGGTCCGGGTTCATGTACGTCGACTTCGGCGGGACCGTCGCCAACATCACGGTCACCCTGTACCAGCTCAGCCCGATCCCGTAGGAGGCGCACGTGCCGGACATCAACACTGCTGGTGAGCCGGTAGCGGAGGGCACTGACCTGTCCGCTGCCCCGCTCAGCATCCCCGCACCGGACGCCACCCCGGACCCGGACGCGGCTGCCCCGGCACCGGAACCGGGCGCACCGGCTGCCCCGGTGGCACCTGCCACGGATGAGGCCGCCCCGGACGTGCCCGCAGGCACCCTGCCCGCACCCACCGGCACCGGGTTCCCCCCGCCCGCCACCGACGACGACGACACGGTGCTCGACGGGACGGTGGTCACCGACACCGGCACCGCCACCTTCCCCCAGCCGATGGAACCCGCGGCGGCCGGGCACGTGAACCTCGCCACCATCCCCCCGCTCGGGTCGCTCACCATCCCCCCCGACGCGGACAACGAGGGAACCGTGACCATCGACGTGTACGGGACCACCGTCGATGATGCGACCGCGGAACGCGCGTACGCCGCAGCGAGGACCGCAGGGTTCAGTCTCCGGGAGCTCTGACGGTCACGGCACCTCGATCGGCTCGGAGTAGGTGACCGGAAACTGACTCGGATAGCAGTCCGGGTGACCGCACGCGCGCAATTCCCCATCGACTGGGGCCACCGTGTTCGGCGGCCGGGTCTCAATCCATGAATGTCCGCATGCGGACTGCACACCAACCTTGATCTTCCGGCCTAGCGATTCAGTCACGACCCTCCCCCTTCAGTGCGGGTGTCCGGCTGGTCGATCACGAACCAGCGGTCATGCCCGGTACCCCTGGTGTGCCCGGCCGCCCAGCGCCCTCGTGCCTCCGCACTCTCGAACGGCATCGGCAGCGGACGATCCGGGTCACCGCACTCGCGGCATACCAGCACGTAGAAAACCTTGACCGGTT